AACTTGTGTGAGGCTGTACGCGGGATGACTTCGCGGTAGGAGATGACGGCCATGGCTAGTTGAGGATCTCCACGGTGCCGATCTGGCCGTTCCTGTTGAACTGCTGGAGCTCACGCAGCTGGGCTTCCTGCAGCTTTCTGTCCTCTTCCGTGAGCGTGCCGGCCTGCATCTTCTCCTCGAGCTTGGTGCGGGCCGTGTCGATGGCAGCGTTGAAGTTGGCCTGGAACTGACTGAGAACGCCGGCAGCCGCCTCGGCGGCAATCTGCGCCTCGAGTTGGGCGATCTGCTCGGTACGTTTCCTATTCTCTTCTTCCACGTCTGCCGCATTCGCCAGCGGCCTGCCGAAGCCATCGACCGTGGCACCGGCTCCCTGCACGGCAGCCTGCTGCTCGGCTCGCAGCCGGTCTAATTCCTTCTCGGTCTCGCTCCGGATATCCAGGCCAAGGATCGGGGCGAACTTCTTGACGAAAGCCTCAATGAACTTGGCCAGTTCCAAGAAGGCGTTGCCGGCCAGTTGGATGAAATCCAGAAGCCCCTGGGCCACCTGCTGGGCGATCTGTTGCGGCCCGGCCTGCTTAATCACGCCCAGAAGCTCTTGAGCGATCGTGCTAATCGGGCCAGCAAGCTCGCCCAGGATCGACCCTGCCAGCCCTTTGACCGTTGCCCAGACGGTGGCGAACGAGTCATTCATGCTGTCGATGGCTTTGACGGCGTCCTCGCTCACCACCTGGCCCAGCGAGACAGCCTCTTCCCGCATCTGCGTCAGAGCACCAGGCCCGAGCGTGAAGAGTTCGCCGAGTTCGATGCCGCCCTTGCCAAAGAACTGCACGGCCTTGGCGGCACGCTCGGCGGGATCGGCAATGCCAGCCAACGCATCGACAACCATCTCAAACTGCTTTTCCGGCGTAGCAGCCTTGAGATCGGTGAACACGATACCGAGCTCTTCAAACTTTTTCTGCGCCTTCTCGTCGAGCGTCGCTTTGCCAATGTTGATCGTCAGTTTCTGGATCTGCTTGGCAAACGATTCCACGCTCACGCCAGTGTCAGCGGCCGCCCTGGCGTAAGCCTGCAACGCCTCAACGCCGACGCCGGTGCGGTTGGCCACGTCGTTCAACGCGTCGAGCTCTTCGCCAACACTCAAGGCGAAAGACGTGACAGACGTGACGGCACCAGTCACGGCACCCGAGAGACTAAGAAAAGCAGACGTGGCAGCCTGGAGCCCGCCCAGGGCCAACTTGCCGATCTCAATGTTCTTCAGCGTTCCAAGATCGGCCGACGCCTTCTTACCGGCCTCGCCCATGGAGTCGAGCTTTTGGTTCACATCGGCCACGGCCTGGGCCAGCTGTGCCGTATTGGCACTGATCTGCATCGCGAGTCCGAGTGCCGTGCTCATGTCATTTGCCGTCCAAGTCGATCTTCATCTGGGCCAGCACGTCGAGCATCTGCGTCTTGTGCTGCGGTGGTCTTTCGGTCGGAATAAAGTCTCTTGGCTTTGGGCACTGGCCTCGGCGTGAGTGCGGTGCCAGCACTGCACTAGCAAGCACGCCCGTCTGAGCCCATGAGTTGTCTAGCGGCTGGAAGTAGCGGGCGAAGGCTAGCCACTCCGATAGCTCGCGTGAATCCATCCGCTGCTCGAGCTCGCCGACCGTCATCTTTAGATGCCCGGCCAACATGAACAGGAACTGCCGCGACGGTCTCGCGCTAAAGCTCGCCGGCGAGTTCGACTACGTCCGCCTCCGTGAGTTTGTTGTGCTTCTGTGCGATGTCGAACAGTTCGCCCATAACTGCACCGTCGAGATCGGCCACCTCGGAAATCTCATCGTCTTTCCAGATCCGCACGCCGTGCTCGTCGCAGAGAGTCCGTACGAGATAGAACGCACGGAAGTTATGGAACTTCTCCATGCCCTTGCTGCGGATGTCGATCCACGCGAGTTCCCATGCGTCCCGCTCGCCGACGCTCATGACGCGGACGTGCACATCAAAGCCCCACTCTTTCACGTGGACCTTGAGCGGCTTGCGAACGCTTGCGGCCTTGATCTGTTCTTTCAGTCCCATGTCACCCATCCAAAAGTCTGAACGTCACGGTGTAACGGGTTACGCCGTTCAACTCGGGCGCGACGCTCAAGCCCTCATAGACTGCCTTGCTCGTCAAGCCAGCGCCGCCGCCAGTGATGACGATGTCAGCCCTGGTGCCGTACTTCGCCGTGGTGATGTTGGCCGTGCCCATGCAGCCGACAGTGACCGTGCCGACCTCATCGGTCCACAGCGATGAGCGGCCCTTGGCTGGGCCGCCGCCGTATTGCCACGACAACTCCGAAACCTCGGAGAACGCCACGCCGTCAAACGTGACAGAGATGCCAGTGCTATGAGCCGCCACGGGTAAGCCTCCGTGCGACTACGGCACCTGGAAGGAAGCGGAACCACGCACGGCGTCGTTGACCGTCAGCGTGACGCTGGAAGACTTGCACGTGGCGGTCACGCTCAGCGTGATCCCGCCAGTGATGGCGAGCGTTCCAGTGGCACCCTGGGCAACCGGCGTGCCGGACGCAGCCAGGTACTCGACAGAGACTTCCTTGCCGGTGTCACCAGCAGAGCCCTTGAGCGGGCGGCTCATCGTCAGCACGGTCGCCCCGGTGGTCTGGCCCAGGTGTGACACGTCGATCTGATCGGTGGCAGCGTTGTCCGTGATTGAGTAGGTGATGCTCGTGACGGTGTAGACGGTGCCTGCAAACGTGAAGGTCGTGCCGCTCGAATCATGGGGCGTGTATGGCATGCTTTATCCCTCGCTCCACCAGCAGTCGTACCGCTGCGTCACCTGATAGACCGGCGGGAGATCCGCTCCAGCCAGCTGCACAAAGTCGTCGGATTCGTCCTCCAACGACGTTTGCTTCACTTCTGTATTGTTCGACGTTCCGCCGTATCCATCCAGAACGAGCCGCATGGCGTCGGCGACCTGGCGGGCCTCTTCGTACGTCGTGCCGTAGATGCTGTACTCAACGCTGACTCGCGGCATGCCCATCGGCCGCCCGAGCGTCTGCTCACGCTGGATGCCAGAACGTCGCCACGTGACGAACGGCAGCGACGCCGACGCCGGAGCCAGCACCGGGTAGATGCGTGAACTCACCAGCGACGTGACGGCCGTGGTGCCGACCAGGGCTGTGCGGAGGACGGCTTCTGGGGATTTGAGGCTCATTTGCCGCCAGCCCTTCCTTTGAATGGATTGGCCATTTCCTTGATGGCGTTATTCAGGGCGGCAGTCATCTCCTTTGTGAGATTTGCCGAGACCTGCGACCGCGTACGCTCGAACGCAGTCTTCACCGGCGGAACTCCTGCCTTTCCGCCAAGCGGAAACTTTCCGAGATCTACGGTAGATCCCTTCTTGGCTACCTTTACGAAGCCTTTTGGCGGCTTCGGCTTGGTAGTCACCGCACCAGATCGCCGTGCGACAACAACTTTCACTGCACCGCTTCTCTTGAAACTGCTGGCGATGTTTCCTTTAGTGCGACGCTCTTTGGTGCCGAACTCGACAAACCCTTGGTGGTAGCCTTTTTCGTTTGACTTAGCGTCCTTCTTGCCGCGTGGCGGTGCGGTATACCCGACAAGTGCCACGCCAGACCCAGTCTTTGTGTACCGCTTGGTCTTTTTACGAATTGCCCGTTTCAGGTTTCCTGTCGGGCCTCGCGGCGTCAGTGTCTTGAGCATCTGAAAGCCGGGCTCCAAGGCACGGCCCAAGGCAGCCGCCATGTACTTAGCCGAGATATTCTTCGGCAAAGACCTGAACGCAGCCTTCAGTTCCTCCAGTTCGGGGAACTCCACACTGACTTCGATGCCGCCTGCCATCACGTCACCTCTTCGCAGATAGCGACGTGTTCGCTGCGGTTGCTGTACTCGAGCAGGCTAACGATGTTGAGCGTCCGCGTACGCCAGGCAAAGCGATCGCGCTGCGTCAGGCCAGGCAGATAACGCATCCGCACCCGGTGCGTGATCGTGGTGTCTTGCTGGCCAGCCGCCAGAGCCTCACGAGCCGAGACGCCTTCCACGCTCGCCCACACGGCTGACGAGTTGCTCCACGACAGGACCGTCTCGCCGAGAGTGTTTGTGGCACCGCTGGCGACCTGCACCGTAACACGCTCGCGGAGCTTGCCTGGGTCGATCACCGATAGGCCCCCCACCGCTGCGAGTCGAGCAGGGACTGCACGCCGTACGGCACCTCCTGCGGCACGGCACCGGTCGCCATCACAGCCTGGCGGCTTTCGTACCAGTGGCCCACCAGCATCAGGATCGCGTGCCGGATCGCCGCCGGCACACTCGTGCCGCTCGCCCCGTACCCGCCCCACCACGTCACGCTGATGGCGTTGTCATCCCGCAGATGCGGCGGCCACGTCTGGCCGTAGAGCGTCTTCACGGTGCCAGGCGTGCCGGCCCGGTCCACGCGGTAGCTCGCCGTCGAGTAGGTGGACGTTGTGCCGTTCTCAAACGTGAACGTCAGAGCCACCGCCGTGGCCGTGCCAGCGGCAGCCATTGGCGGGCGTGGCAGTTCGATGTCGTGCGTCCCGTCCGGCGGGAACGTGTCGAACCGCACCAACCACTGCGTATGCACTAGCGTGCGGTCAAGATACTCTTCGCACCACTCACGGGCCGCAGCAATCAGCGTGCCGATGTAGGTGTCATCGTCGCTGGTATCGACCCGCAGGTGGGCCTTAGCCTCGGCGAGCGTAACGGGCTCAACCGCTGGCGGCGTCTGACGAGTCAGGCTTCTGTATTGCACGGCGTCCTCGTCTCCTGGGCGTGGCGTCTGCCGTCTCGGCGTCGTGCTCGATGGCGGCCGTCTCGATCAGATCCTGCTGCCGGTCTTCGATGGCCACGCCCTGGGCCACCAGCTGCGTCGCCAGCCCGCCCGTCATCTCTACCGACTGCCCCTTGCGGTAGGCACGCCACGCACGGGTAAATGTGATTTTCTTCATTGGGGGACACTCCATGCAGACTCGGGGCGTTTCAGCGTGTTCGTGAACTCTGTGGCCCACTGGAAAACAGGGCTGCTGAGATTCTTGCCGGGCCACGTCACCACATACTCGCCGTGGCCTAGCACGACGCGGGGCGAAACGTAGACCTTGTTGCCGCTCTCTCGCCAGTTCTTCCAGAACCAAATATCGTCATCGACGCGGCCTTCATGCCACGATCCGTCCGGGCCGGGCTTGCTCCAGAACCACGGCTTCTTGCACCGCTTGAGTGCGGCCGTGGAAATGACCGTCAGTCCGAAGTGGGCCGAGTCCACTTCCTGCACCGGCTCGGCAAACCACGCCTTATCCACCTTGGTGCTGCCGTCTGGCGGCGGGTTGTCCAGCATGCCTTTCAGCGTGAGCATCGGGCGGCCGTCTTCCCGTTTCGTCTGCAGGCCCGTGATGGCGTCGCACTGGAAGGTCATCGCCAGGGCGAAGAGGTGCTCGATGTCTTCCTTCGTGAAAAACGTGTCGTAGTCGATGGCCAGCAGGTATTCGGCCTTGTCAATGAACTGTTCCATCACGCGGGTGTTCACCTGGCTCCAGAACGCACCAGTGCCCATCGTGGGGCGAATGCCGAGCGGCATGAGTGCCTGACACCAGGCGAAATGGTTGGCCGTAAAACTCAAGCGCGGCATCGACAGGATGGCTTCCACACGGATGTCAACTTCCGTGCCGCCGACCTTGACCAGCATGCGTGCCTCAACAAAAGAGAGCGGGCCGCCCCGTTGTGGAGCGGCCCGCCCAGTTTGCACTTCACGTCAAGCCGTCAGGCTCACGCACCCACCAGGCCGATGATCGGGCCGGCTACGGTGTCGGTGCCCAGGTTCGCGTGCGTGATGGCCACGCGAGCCACCGCACGGATCACGGTCTGATCCGACAGGAAGTTCACCTGATCGCTGGACGCGATCTCGATGGCCTGGCGGATGCCGTAGTAGGAGCTGTTGGCCATGTTGCCGTACAGCGCCATGATGGCACCCGTCGAGTCCGCACCGGCCGGCAGGCGGTCGGTGAGGACCACTTCCGAGCCGAGGAACGTCGGACCCATGCCCTGCGACAAACCCACCGACCCGCCCTGGGCGAGGTCGAGGTTCTGCATGCACGCCGCGAAGAAGAACGGCGAGCAGAACCACTTGGCACCCGCACGCGAGTGCTGCGGAACCCTGGCCATCATCGCCAGGAGGTTGGCCTTCGTCACCTCGTCGGGCGTGTCACCGGCAGCCGTCACGAGCGAGGCGGCGTAGGTGGCAGCAGACGCCGCCAGCAGGCCACCCGTGTAAGTCGTGACGAGCCCGGCAACCGCTGGGGCGTTGCTGGGGTTGCCGCTCCACGCAGCCTCTTCCACGGCGTTGCTGAGCGTCAGGGCGAGCTCGGCAGCGATCCAGTCGGCGATCGACACGATGGAGTCCTGCAGGAGCTCGCTCGCAATCGTCACCGCACCCGTGACCTTCTTCGCCGTCAGCGTGACCTGGTTCGAGGTCGGGTCGCTGGCGGTAATGGCGGCGTTCTCGTTGATCCAGTGCGCCGTAGCGCCGGCAGTCCGACGCGGGAACAGCAGCACGTCGCTCGGCATCACCACGTTGGTGGCGTTCTGAGCGAAGGCCGAGTACTGGTCCACGAGCCGGATGACGGTCGAGGAGAGAACGTCGGGCACGAAGGCCGCACCCGTGGTGCTGCCGGTCGAACCCTGGGCGCGAGACTCGACGCCGTGGTCTTGGCACCACCGCTTCGCGTCGACATCGCCGCTCTTGGCCTTGAACCACATGCCCACTGAGTAGGCGTCCTTGGCGTTTTCAAACGCACGGAGCCGACCCGAGAACGGGACCGCTTCGATGCGGACCTTCTCGCTCCGCTCCTCAGTGGCCTCGGGGGCCGGCGAGCAGCGATCAACCACGCTGCGGAGATTCTTGGCCGACTCGACCACCTTCTTCTCGAAGTCGATCTTGGCGGTGAGTTCGTCGGCACGCTTGTTGAGGTCGATCAACTCGACATCGCGGGCGGTCGTGTCTTCGGCCTCGATCGCACGCACGGCGTCGATCCGGTTGGCAAGGGTTGCCGCTTCGTCCTGAAGGCGCTTGAGATTGTCCATGTTCGGTGAGACTCCTGCGGCGGTATTGCCGATGGAGTCCACAGTGCCACTACGGGCGGGGTGCCTTGCAGAAACGCACTTGCGAAACTGTTGTTTTCACAAACGCCACCGCGCGAGCCCCGCACCTCGGGCAACGCAGATACCGCTGCCGTTCGTCGCCACATGGACGGCTGGATCGGCACCGGAGTTTTTCGCCGCAGGTGCAGCGTGCTTCAGACACGGCGAAGCCTCAGAGCCCACGCCGCAGCGGCGTCACGGACCAGCGAACGCTTCACGATCTCAGCGGCCACAGCCTCGGGCTCGGGCTGCGTCTGCGTTGCCAGCCAGGCTTCGTACGAACGCATGGCCACGGATGCAGACGTGGAAGGGTAGGCCGGGTTCAGCACAGGCCCCACGTCGTAGAGGCCCGATACCTCGCGGATCTGGCGGATGGCCTTGCCGTCCTCGCCAGTGCGGAAGGATTCATTCTTGGGCTCCACCGTGAAGGCGAACGACGAGCCACGCACGTCGCGCCGCTGGATGAGCTCGAGCACGTCGGCCCGGCTCACGGGCGGCGTCACCACGTACTTCAGCCCCTTCTCGTCGCTAGAGAGTTCCAGCGTGCCAGACGAGGAACGGCCCAGCACGATGTTGGAGTCGTGGTTGAACAACGCCACCACGTCCTTGCCTCGCTTAGACAGGATGCGGTCGAACGCACCGGGAAGAATCTCTTCCCTGAATCCGCCAAGGTCGAGGCTTAGCCGGTTGTAGACGGCGGCGTATCCGACGATGGCGGCACGGCCGTCTGAGCGGGTTTCCACGACGAGCTCGTCGGCGTCCGCCAGTTCGTAGTCGCGGCGTTCAATTTCCATTTGTGTTTCCTCCGGTCGGTTGAGTCTGTACTGGAATGACGCCTTCGTTCACGCCCGCGATGATGCTGTCCACGGTGGCCTCGGGCATTGTCGGGAACGCGCCTTGAATCAGTGCCTTTGCTCCTTCGCCAGTGAGCAGGCCAGACGAAAGACCAGCGATGATCTCAAGCAGCGAGGAAACCTGTGCTCCGTTCAGGGCTTGCTGCTGCAAGTCCGTGGCCGCTTCCATGTCCACGCCTTCGCTGGTTGAGGTTGCATAGTCTTCCGCATCATCTTCGGCCGTGCCATCCATGGGCTCGCTAGCATCGGGCGAACTGGTACCGATAGCGTCCAGCGTTGTCATGTTCAGCTGCACGAAGTGCTTGTCACCCTCCGGCCCGATTGGGTTGAGGTTCTCAAGCTCGCGGATCTCGTTGATCGTCATCCAGCCGTTTTGCAGAGCCGAGACGTAGTAGGCAGACCGGCTCGCGTGGTCGCCACGCAGTAGGCCACTCACGCTGTGCTCGGCGAAGTACCGCTCGTCGTCCACGATCAGGTCACGGCTGATCGCGGCTTCCCACCGCTTGAGATGCGGCAGCAGGCAGTGCTGCACAAACTCGGTGCCTTGCACCTCTATGTTGCTGTATGTACTGCGTTCCAGGCTCTGGATCATGTGTGGAGGAACGCGAAACGCACGGCAAATCTCGATCACCTGATACTGCCGCGTCTCAAGGAACTGGGCCGCCTCGTTGCTGCCGCTGAGTTCGTGAGCCTTCACGCCATTCGGCAGCACCGCCGTGCGGTGTGCTCGATCCGGCCCACGGTGCATCCGCTCCCACTGCTCACGCAGACGCTCGGCTGCCTCGGCCGGAATCGGGTTGTCACTCTCCATCACGATGCCCGGCCGGGCACCGTTGCCGAAGTAGGTGGACCCGTGGGCCTCCAACGCCTGGGCCAGCCCGATGGCGTTCTGAAAGATCTTGTACGTCGGGATCGCCTTGATGCCGTCCTCGGTCGTGAACCGCAGGGCGAATATCTGCTCTTGGCTGTAGACCGTCTGCCGGCCGCTCGGCTCGCGGTAGCGATACCGCAGCGTGCCGTCTTCCAACCGCTCGGCTTCCATCCGAGACGAGTGCAGCGGCCACAGTTCCGAGACGGCACCGCGAGCACCTGGGCGGATCTCGGCGTAGCTCGCACCGTAGTGGAGGTACATGCCCGTCATCCAATCCCGAAACTCTTGGGCCGTCTGCCACGGGTTGGGCTGCATGTGCAGCAGGCGATACACGGGATGGCTCGTGGCCTTCTGCTTGCCACCATTGGCGAGCCGCTCGAAGACGTGGAGCGGAAGAGCCGAGACGGCGTCAGAGATCACCCGGATGCAGGCCGTGTATGCCGAGCACGCCATCGAGTTGTCGGCGTTGACGCGAACGCCAGACGGCGTACGGCTGGAAGAAACCTCGGGCCAGTCGATGCCACGCAGGTCGAACATCTTGTAGTCGGCGACGGCGTTTTCGTTCATAGGGTGATGATGTCCCAGTTCTGCTCGGCTGGTTTCGCAGTCGCTACGGCGTGCAGCCCGAGGCCCATCACCAGCGAGACGATGCCGTCGATGCGTTCCGTGCTCTTGGCCTTGCTCGGCTTAATGTTGCCCTGGTGGTCGGTCTGCACTGCCACATTGCCAGCCATCCACGACAGCACCGGATGATTCCCGTGGCGGATCTTCTCCGAGAGCACGAGGTTCTCCAGCTGCTTGCTTGGGCTACTCATGGAGCCATAGCCCTGTCCAAAGCCTGTCACATTCACGCCTTCCCCTTGCAGTTGGGTAGCGAGTTGAGTGGCGTTCCAGCGGTCGATTCCCACCTGCCGGATATTGAACTTCTGTGATAGCTCGACGATGTCGCGGCGGATTACGTCGTAGTCGGTGACGTTGCCATCCGTGGCCCTGATGTACCCGTCACGAATCCACCCGATGTAGTCCACCTTGTCACGCTGCGTCCGCTCGGCAGCGTTCTCCTGCGGAACCCAGAAGAACGGCAGCACGTCGAAGGTGCCATCATCTGCCTGGCTCACCAGCACCAGGGCCGACAAGTCATAGGTGGTCGCAAGGTCGAGCCCGGCGTACCACTCACGCTGCTCGAGATCGCCAGACAGCGGCTTGCCGCACTTGGCCCAGTTGTCGGGCGAGAGCCACCGCACGTCCTGGGTAGTCCAGACGTTGAGTCTGTATCGCAAAAAGCTATTGAGCTTCGACGGTGACTGCTCGGCCTCTCGGGCATCGGCGGCGAATGACTCCACCGTGATCGTCTCGCCCAATGACGGGTTGGCCTTGTGCCACGTCTTGGAGTCCTTCCAATCGTCCTCGGGCGAGGCTGCGTAGATGCACCCGAAGAATGCCGGGTCCACGCCGGGATCGGCAATGCACCGCTCGGCGTATGCGTGCTGCTCCCAGCAAATCGACTTGCGGTCGTAGCCTGCCGTGGTGATCGACAGGATGAGCGGCTGCCGGCGAGCCGCACCGCCGTATCGCAGGGCGTCCCACAATCGCCGGTCCCGCTGGGCGTGCAACTCGTCAAAGAGCAGGGCGTGAATGTTCAGCCCTTCCGCACGGAACGCGTCGGCTGAGAGCACCCGGTAGAACGAGTTGCTGGCCTTGTGCACGATCGTCTTGCGGCTGTCGATCACCTCAAGGTGGCGAGACAATGCCGGCGAAGCCCGCACCATCGACGCCGCTTCCCGGTAGATGATGCCAGCCTGCTCGCGGTCGCAGGCCGCACCATAGACTTCCGCCCCCGGCTCGGAGTCGAAGGCGGTCATGTAGAGAGCGATGCCGGCCAGCGTGGTGGACTTGCCCTGCTTCTTCGGAAGCTCGATGTACCCGACGCGGTGCTGCCGCAACTCGTCTGGGTTCAGCCGGCCGAAGAGCTCTCGCATCACGTGGTGCTGCCACGGCAGAAGCGTGAACGGCTTGCCGGCGTTCTGCCCCTTGCTGTGGCGCAAGATCTTCTCGAAGAAGTGCACCACCCGCTCGTACTTGGCCTGCCCCTCTTTGCAGAGATCAGGCACCGTGGAGCTTGAAGAACTCTTCGACTTCGTCGGTTGGCTTTTCTTCCTTGCCACCTAACCGCGTCCTACTGCTTGGGGTCAACCCAAACTCGCCCATTAGCGAAGCCTGGAGCGCCACTAAACTGCGATACAACGGGCCAGCCGGATTCGGTTTGACACCACCCAGGTCGGTTCGCATCACCGGGCCAGTGGCCCGCAGCTCAAGCAGGCACGCCTGCGTCGCAGCGTACACCTCGCACAAAGTCGCCAACGCTTCCCCGTCAGCAGTGGTGAGTGTGCCGAGGCCAAGCAGGATCGGCACGAGCTCGTTCCACTTCTCCACGGCGAGCGGCTCGACCATGAGACGCTTCGGCATCGGTGGCGATCCAGCCGGGGCCGGCAGGTCGGGCCGGATCTTCCGCTTGCCTGGGTTGCCGGCCAACTTTCGCACGGATGCCGGTGCTGGCTTGGGGCCGCGTTTTCCCACGGTCAAAAACCTCGCGGAAACTTGCGGCCGCGCTCACAGAGGAGACGACCGGGGTTTTTATTGGCTAAAGTTGGGGTGATTTCGACCACCCTGGTCTCGGCTCGCG